TCCTGGCTCGGACAAGTTCGCCCAGGCAATGGCAGCGATGGCCCCGGCACCAGTCAAAGCCATCCTACAACCCGAGGGCCAAGAGAACACGCCAGACCCGGCAGCCATGGCACAGCAGATGCAGCAGCTATCCGAAGCCTTGCAAGAAGCAATCCAGCACGCCAAGGAAGCCCAGGATGATGCCGACCAAGCGATTGCATCAGCAGCAGACGCTAAGAGATTGGGCGAGGTTCGCGAGCGCGAGCTTGATATTCAGGCTTACAACGCCGAGACAAACCGGCTCAAGGTGACAGGGGCGAATGAAGACCAGATCAAGGTCATCACACAAGACTTGATCAATCAGATGCTATCGAGCCCTGACCCGCTACCGGGTGATCCTGAGCCGGATGCGCCAGAGGTTGATCAAGGCCAAATGATGGACGAAGGAATGCAGGATGGCATGACAATGGAGCCACAAGAGATGCAAGGCGAGATGCCGCAACAGTAACGCCGATCACCCGGCTACCGCGAACGCAGAGATGCGCCGCAAACCTCTCAGGTGACTTTGTGAGGGGTTTTTGATTGGATATATTGTGGAAAACGAAGCAGCATTGCCAAACGCCGAACAGGCAGCGGTGAGCATTGACCCGGTAGCCAACGAAGCCGGGGAACTCACCCCCGAGCAACAAGCGGCCAAAGACGCCGAACCCAAACCAGAAAAGACCGAGGCCGAGCGCGAGAGAATCCGTATGCAGCGCGGTATCGACCGCAAGACCCGCCAGGCCGCAGAGGCCCGCGCGGAAGCTGCCCAATTGCGCGCTGAAGTCGAAAGATTGACACGCCAAGAAAAAGGGGTAAACTATCAATCAACCGCAGACGATAGCGAACCTCTATCGCTCACCCGGGCTCAGATCGCTGAACTTGTCAAGGCAGAAGCCGCAAAGCTCGCACCGACTATTCAGCATGAGACCGCCGAACGTGAGCGCCGTCAGAGTGTTGTTAGTTCGCTTGCAAGTACCTGGGGAAAGGACAAGTTCGATTCCATTGCAAACGATTTGGACGAAGCATTCGACGGTCTAGTGGATCGTCGTTCGGGCCAGCCAAAACCAGCCATCGAGGCGGTTTTTGAAGCAGACAACCCGGCGCAGGTAATCGAATTTCTCACGGACCCGGAAAACGTGGATGAAGCCGACAAAGTTTCGAAGATGAGCGCGGCCCAAGCTGGCAAGTACATCGCCAAGCTCGAGGCAAAGCTCTCCGAGAAGCCCAAGGACGAACCCAAGGACGAACCCAAGGCAAGCAAAGCGCCCGCGCCTATTGAGCCTGTACGTAGGTCAAGTGCAACGGCAAACAGTGGCCTGAGTGACGAACTTACGCCCGCCGAATGGCTGGCACGTCGTAACAAACAGCTACGCGAACGCAACAATTAAGGACCATCATGGCAAACGACCTTCTCACCCCGACTGCGGTAACCCGCGAGTCGCTTCGTGTTTTTCACGAAAAGGCAAAGTTCATCCGCTCTATCAACAAGCAATACGACAGCTCATTTGCCGTCGAAGGTGCCAAGATTGGCGACTCCCTGAAAATCAAACTGCCCAATCAGTACACAGTCCGAACCGGAATTAATATGTCCGCGCAGGACACGACCGAAGTCAGCACAACCCTCCAAGTTGCGACTGTCAAGGGCGTTGACCTGAACTTCACGTCGCAAGACCTGACCATGGACCTGGACAGCTTCAGCCGCCAGATCATCGAGCCCGCCATGTCCGTCTTGGTTGCATCGATTGAATCCGATGTGCTGAACTCGGTCATCAAGGACGTCTATCAGTCGAGCAACAATACCAGCGCCGCCGCCACCCTGGCGAACGTCGCCGGCGGCCGCAAGAAACTGCAAGATGCTCTGGTTCCTGATGACAACCGGTTCTGTTTGCTGAACACCTCGGACAATCTGAACCTGGTGGATTCGCTCAAGGTGCTGTTTGCACCCAATGGCAGCATCAGCAAGCAGTATCAATCCGGCGTGATGGGAAACGCTTTGGGGATGGATTTCATGGAATCCACATACCTGAACAACCAAGCCCGGGGTGCAGGTGCATCGTACGTGGTCAACGGAGCAGGGCAGACCGGCGCAACGATCACGATCGGTACGGGCACCGGCTTGATTGACGTGGGTTCGATAATCACCTTTGCGGGTTGCAACCGCGTCCACCCTGAGACCAAGGAGGATACCGGCCAATTGCAGCAATTCGTGGTGACCGCAACCAACGCAACCAACGCCACGACTGTGACGATTTCGCCCGCCATCGTGATCACTGGTGCAAACCAGAATTGCGCAGCCGCACCGACCACGACCGGCGCTGTGACCATTTTGGGCACTGCCAGCACGAACTACGGCCAATCGCTGGTTTACCACAAGGACGCCTTCACCTTTGCCACTGCCGACCTGGCCATGCCCAAGGGTGTTGACTTCGCAGCCCGTGAAGTGATGGACGGCATTTCGATGTCCATTGTTCGGGATTTCAACATTTCGGACCGCACGTTCCCGTGCCGTCTTGACGTGTTGTATGGCTTCAAAACCCTTCGCGCTCAAGCGGCCTGCCGCCTCGCTAACCTGGCCGGATAAGGAGTAATCAATCATGGCACTCACTCAACTTGCTTACAACTCAACCGAGGGCTGCGTTGCCTACGGTCAACACCGCAACGTCATTCAAAGCGTGGGAGCCACGCGGCAACTCACGGCGGCTGAATCCGGCTCGCTTTGCTTGTTTGACCGTACCGCCGGCAACACCTACACGTTGCCGACTCCGGTGGCCGGCATGTATTTCGACTTCGCTGTTTCCGTGAGCGTTACGGCTTCGGACACTCACAAGTTGATTACCAAGACTGTCGCCAGTGAGTTCCTACTTGGCTCCGTGTCAATGGTGACGATCGCCACGGCAAGCCCGGCAGGCTTCTCGGCGAATGGCACCAACATTGTCGCGGTGACCATGACTGCAACCACGGCAGGCGGCTTGCTTGGCGGCGTCATTCGAGTGGTGGCGATCAGTGCCACTCAATGGCAGGTATCCGGGCTGCTGGTTGGCTCTGGCACCATCATCACACCGTTTGCGACCTCCTAATCATGGCAATCCACATCCATAACCCTGAACAGGCGGATGTGGCCCTTGATTCGGGGCCGCAGCCCTCTGACCACATGATCTTGCTCAACATTTTGCTCGAACTCAAGGTGATGAACGAGATTCTTGCGGGGCAAGCTACACCCGGAGTTCCGACCGAAGAAATTCGGGCGGACCTCATGAACACAATCACCTATCCGTAAGGAAAAATCATGGCAAATCAGAATTATGTCGGGGTGCAAAGCGCGTCCGATGGTTCATTCATCTATGGCCGCGCTGGCAAGCAAGGCGACCTGATCAAGAGCAAGCTGCACGGCGACCTGTACGAACAGGCGTATCGCGGCAATCTGTTCTCTGTCACCAATCAGGCGGCCGTGACAACGACCGCAGGACTGGCTACCACCTTCACCGGCCTGGCGATTGCCAATCCGGCAAGCTCTGGCGTCAATCTGGTGATTCGCCTGTTTGAGTGTTCGCAGTTCGCTGTCGGTGCCGCTGGCGCTGTCGGCGTGATGGTGGGTTCCGGTGCTGCTGCCGGTTCCTTGACCACGCGCAACGCCAAGGTCGGCGGACCTGCATCACCGGCTACCACGGCCAGCGCAGGCGCGACCATCGCAACTCCGGTGCTTGAACGCATTTGCGGCTCTGTCGGGTCTTTGGCTACCACTGGTTATGGCCTGTTGCCGTCGATCTGCTACGACTTCCACGGATCGTTGATCATCCCGCCTGGCTACTACTGCGCATCGTTCACCAGTGCTGTTACAACTTCGGCGCTGTTGTTCGGGTTTGTATGGGAGGAGGTCCCTGTGTGACCTTGGTGTATTTTTGTCATCTTGGCGGGGCTCCGGCCCTGCCTTTTTAGGGTTGCTCCATGAGCTTTACAGCGCTTTCTGTCATTACCGCAGCCTATCACAAGCTCAACAAGCTATCCCCTGGCGAAACGCTCGACGCCGATTCTGCCGCCTTAGCCTTTGATGAGCTGAATCTGATTGTCGATACCCTATCGGCAAAGCGCCAGTTTTTGTATAAGGACGTGCTGACCACTGGCACGCAAACAGGAAATATCACGCTGGCCGCTGGTGATTGGGCAACGATACCAGCAGGGACAGATATTGTGAGCATGACCGCTGCCGCTATCGAGATGGCACCGATCACCATGAGCCAATACAACGCGCTCTATGACCCAACACTAGCGGGAACACCGCAGGTATGGGCACACAATGGGCTCTCGACCGTTTACCTCTGGCCGGTGCCGACTGCTGTGGCGATGGTCATGCACACGGCTACCGGCGTTGCAACCTTTGCCGATCAGACGACAAGCTATACCACGCCGCAGGGCTATCAGGCATATCTTGCTGCCGCGCTTGCCGTAGTGCTGGCCCCGCCGATTCTTGGCCGCCTGCCGCCTGAATTGGTGCGAGCTGAGACGCAAGCCAAGAGCGGGGTAGGAAACTACGAGCCCGCAATCGTTGACGTTTATTCGTACACGCAACCTGCACGCGGAACAAGCATCATTTTCAACGAGTGACGCATGGCCAAAACCAAATACGTCCCAGCTATCGGCCCCAGCTACCACCTGAGTGATATCAAGGCGGCATGCCAGACCTCGATCAACTGCTATTTGCAGCGCCTGGACGGCGACAACGTGATGTTGCAGGGCATCCCAGGTGAGACGCAGATTGAAGACCTGAGCGCCGAGATTCGCTGCATGCGCAACGTAGAGGGGCGCTGGTTAGTGGTGGCTGGTAACACGCTGTACGAACAGACAACGGCGGGGGTGGCTACTTCACGCGGGACATTGCTTACGTCAACCGGCGTTGTCGGCATGTCGCACAATCAATCCCAGGTTGCGGTTGTTGACGGTGCGAACCTGTACATTTTCACACTGGCAACGAACGTCCTGACGCAGATCACGGTCGCTGGCTGGAGAGGCTCGGATGACGTTTGGGAGATGGATGGATATTTTATCTTTGTTGATCCTGAAACAGATCAGTTTTACATCAGCGCGATTGATGACGGAACTGCGCTCGATGCACTGGATTTCTCAAGCGCGGACAGTTCGCCCGATAACGTCCTGGCGCACATTGTCAACCATCGACAATTGATTTTGTTCGGCACGCAATCGGCGGAAATATGGATTAATGCCGGTGCCGCTTCGTTTCCGTTTGTGCGCTATAACTCATATACCCTCGATGTTGGCATTGTCGGCAAGCACGCCCACTGTGATGCAGCTGATACCGTGTTTTGGATCGGACAGACTGACCGGGGTTATGGCGTTGTCTACATGCTGACAGGCAACCAGCCGCAGCGGGTATCGACTCAGGCTGTGGAGCAATCCTTGCTTGCGTCCGGTGTTGACCTGACTACCGCGACCATGTGGCGCTACCAGATTGAGGGGCACGAGTTCATCGGGATCAATGCTACCGGGATGACAACGACATGGGTCTATGACGCTGCGCTGCAGCAATGGCACGAGCGCGGCGAGTGGGATGCTGGCTGGCTGGCGCTGCGCTCTCGGCATGTGACATTCGTGGACGGTGCCCATTACGCCGGGGATAGCGCAGGCATCATCACGCGGCTTGACTCAACCGTTTACACCCTGAACGGCAGGATCCTGATCCGTGAGCGTACATGGCCCCATATGGTGCAGGACAGCATGGAGCCGGTGAGCTATCGTGGCGTAGAGATTGCAGCCAAATCAGGCTACGGCGGCACGATAACGTTGGAGATTAGCGCAGACGCTGGCAACACCTTCGGCCCACCATTGGAGCGCAGCCTAGGGGTTACAGGCCGGTGGATGCAGCGTATTCGATGGCTTGGCCTGGGTACTGCATTCAATCGCGTGTTTCGTCTCCGGTGCGGTTCTGCTGTACCATTTGCCATATATTCCGCCACCGTGGACATCTAAATGACCTCCATCCTAAATCTGCCACAAGCACGCATTGCGCTTGGTTGGGCAACGATCCAAGGTCAACGTATTCCGGTCGAAATTGACCCGGAATGGATGCGCTACATGACCGTGTTGACAGAGAGGGCTGGAGGAATTATTGCGGCAGAAAACTTGTACCAAACGTTCAACAGCTTGGCGCAGATTGGCGGCATGTCAACATGTGCAGATGA